CATCGCCAAGATTAAATGTTGAACCAAGACCAGTTGGAGAAGAAGCTAGTGCTAAAACTGTAGTGACTAAAGTGCCAGTAGTGTTTCTAACCTCAATCTGCTCTCCAGCAGAAAACGTCTTAACCGTATTGTTAGCTGATGTGTACTTAACAAAAAATGTCTTAGTGTTGGTTGTTGTTTGTAAACCAGTAGCAGTCACTAACACGTAGGCAGTGACTCCACTAGTCAATCCAGTTAGCGTGAACCCTTCGGAATAATCATCCATGTCGACAGTATTACCAAGAGTATCAACGTCTTGAATTTTAACAAACGATGTTGCTAGGTCAATCGAAAATGGACACTCCGATACAATGCTGCCATTTTTAAACACATGATTACCAAATCTCTCGGTCTGAACCTGCGATAGAGTTTGAAGTTGAGTCAGCTCTCTGCCCTGTACAGCACGACCTGGTCTAAAAAGTATTCTGTAAAACTTTTTGTCCTCATTGTAATCATCAAAATAGGGGTTAGCAGAAAAAGTAGTAGTCATGTGTTAGAGCTTTATAGAAGTTTTAAGTGTTACTAATTGTTGATCACTGTAGCTAATTTTTGTTCTGTTATCAATGAAAAGTAAATCGCCACTAAACTTATTTATTGTGGGTTGTCTATTAATTGCTGTAACCGTAAAGTTAGAAGCCGTAATTGGATCGTTAAGAACAGTTCCTACTGTCAAATTAAAATTGTTAACATTCTTTAAAAGTGCTTGAGTGTTTGCAGTGACAGTTTCAACAACCTGAAATTTTCTAAACGTTTCACCAGAAACCTGCAAAATAGTATCGGGTTCAAGTGGTTGAGCTAGAGCGTTTGTTAAAGTGTTGAGAGTTACTAAAAACGCAGATGTTCCAATAGTATTGGCAAATGCTCTTTGGTTGCCAAATTGTTTTATATCCTTAACGATGCCAAACTGTCTATAATCATTGGTTACATCAACACCATGGATACGCTCATTATTTATCGTTGAATAAAATAAAATTGTATTAGCAAACAATTCTGTTACTGCGTCTTTACCATGGCCACCAGTTGGCGATATAATTGCTGTTACATTTGCATTTGATCCATTTCCACCAATTATAACATTAGCAAAAGAATAGCCAGAACCAGGATTATTTACTGTAATGCTTGAAATAGTGTTTGCATTAGACAACACAACGTTACCAACAAAACCAGTTCCATCACCAATAACCGTGATGTTTGCAGTAGTGTAATTGTTACCAACATTTAGAATTCTAAAACCATACAAAGCTCCATCTATAGCAGAAAGTTCGACAAAACTTTGATTTGTGTCAAGATCCCCTGAAGATAGTTGTGCTGTTGCATTTGCACCAGTTCCGTCTCCAATAACTTGTATGTCTAGATAGGTATACCCTTGGCCTCTTGATTGAATTATAATGTCTTCAAGTTCTCCAGCATCATTTACAAATGGTAAAAGTGAAACATTAGACCCATCACCAATTGTAGATATTGTAGTTTGAATATTTGATCTATAAGACAACCCAGGGTCATTAATTACAACACTATCTACAACACCATTAAGTAGTATTGGTGTTAGCCTTGCTGTAGATGAAAACGAAAGAGTTGCTGTAGCGTTTGTTGTTGGCTGAGCATTTCCAGTAGTAGTAATAACTAAAGAAGTGTTAGCAGCAATTGCTGGCGTGTATCCATTTCCTGGGTTGTTAATTGTTATACCAACTACCGCATTTGCACTATAAACCAATGACACATTAGCAACAGTTGTAGGTTGTGTGCCAGTAGTTGTAACGATAGAGGTAGTATTGGCTTGAACATTGCTCAAATAATCACTGCCAGGATTTGTAATCAAAGTTGCAACGAGATTTTTATAATAGCTAACACCAGTCGAAGCATTATCAGTTATTGTAATATTAGCAGTGGCATAATTGTTTCCAGCGTTTCTAATTTTAACATCTACAATAGAGCCAGATGTGTTAAACACAGGTGTTAGTGTTGCAACTACATTACCAACGTTGCTTTTGAATGTTCCGTTAACCTGAAGAGTAACTTCAGAATTTCCAAGATAGCCAGATCCTTTGCTATCAATTCTAATTAAATCTATTTCACCATTAGAGTAAAATGGGTTCAACACACTTCGTTGAACAGGCATTAGGTTTTCTGAAAAGAATTTGTTTCTTGAGGAGAGTGGTATTGTGTAGAGATACTTCCAGATGTATCCATCAGCTGTCGTTATTGTTGCTAAATCTGTGCCAGATGGTTCAACAGTTGATGCTGCTCCATTGTTATTAAACAAGCATTTGTATACATTAAACGAAGATGTTAAAACATAAAACTTTGAGGTCTTGAGGCTTGTGGCACCAGAAGCTGCTGGAAATGATAAACTATAGTCTCCATCAAACTGATCGTATACTGTTCCAGATGCCCAGTTTATTCTAGGGACAACAAACGAAACATCTGCAATCGTAATTTTTTTTACGGAAAGAAGCTCATTTCTTGTTTCATACTCATAACTTTGAGTATCAAGTGGTGCTGGAGGATTAAAAGGATCAGGCCAGTTTAATATCTTGCCAATAAAATAAAAATAGTTACCCCTTGCTGAGAACAAGTCATTGTAAATGGATTCAATGGTTGTTCCGCGAACACCATCTTTTAACAAAAAAGACATATCTTATTCTACCGTCACGTTCCATGTAATGACTATAATATCAGATGCTCCTTTGTTAACAACATCAAACCTTGTTCGACAAAGCATAGTTCCTGCTGATGAGTTGTTAAACACTCCTGCTTCAGTAACTGGTCCAGTACCAACACCGGCTCCATATGTTGCAACATATGTAATTGTATTGCTTACAACGTTGGCTGAGTCTAAACTAACTCTAGCAGTTTCTGTGCCAAGTGCAGTATCTGATGTTGTTGGATTGACGTTGGCTGATCCAATAGCCATATGGCTCATTACAGCTGTGGTGTTGGAAGTCATTCTAGCTGTAATATGAGCTTTACCACTAGCTACAACTAGGTTTTTAATATGTCTTGTATCTTTGATGTTTTGGTTTTCATCCAAAAGATCAATTTTTAAATTGCCTTTGACAGCGATTGATTCTGTGAACATGGTTTTCCTTTAAATTATGTTAAATGAGCCACCTACATAAAGTTCATTTACATATCTGCTGATAGACTCCTCAAAATAATCTTGAATTTCTAGTATGCCAGACTCAGATAAACTTACATTAGATTCATTGTTATTTATCGATTTGGTCAATGTGTTAAACGTCAAAACAACAGCATTTGCTGTATCATCAAAAACTCTATTATAAGAGACAACTGCAATGAATGGATCAGTAACGTTGCTTGTGTCTGAAATTGTTTTATTTAAACTAAATGTGTTAACAGATGAAACTGATGCAACATTGCTAGATGTTGATTTACTAAATGTAAATACAAATGGATCGTTTACGGTTTGCTGATCTGAGAGTGATTTGCTAATATCAAGAATGTTAGGATCTAAGACATCAAACGAATCATATGCCTCAAACGATATATTAGAGATTGGAGTAACAACCAAGCTCGCAGAGATATCAACGTTAGCAAACAACGTTCTATTATTAAATAATGTTTGACCTGCAGGATTAAGAAGCTTTTTAACTATGTCGAAGAAATCTTCAATATCAACTTCTGTTACAGTTTGGTATGCAAATGGCTGATATAATTCATCATCTTGCAATCTAACTTCAAATTCCGATATAAAACTTTGGTCGGTAAAGTATGATCCAGGATATGATGCTAAAGCTCCAACATTAAACTTAACTATACTTAAATTAGCAGGAACAGTTTGTTGTATTGTTGGTTGTGGATTAAATACATCATTGTTAAATGTCTGAGCAATTGATGTAAAAGTATATGTCTGAGGACTAACGTAATCTTCAAGAAAGTAGTTTTCTGGACTACTTGGATCAATTAAAAATACAAATCCTTTGCTTCCAAATCCTTGAGTTTTTGATAGTAAAAAACTTACCGATTCAGATATAGCTTTTGTTGGATCTAGCGTAACAGTAAAAAATCCTGGTGAACTACTAAATCCATAACCATAATTTAAGAATTTAAGACTTGTAATACCACCAGAGCTGTTTACACTATTAACTTTTACAATTGTGTTAACGCCACCTGCAAAATTAATTATGTAAATCTGACCAACTTTAAAACCTAAGCCAGGTTGGGTAATTGTTAAGGATGTTGTTGTGGGGGATATAGTCCCTGAAAAAATGAGGGTTGAATTTTGATATACTTCAATTGTATCACCCACAGAGTAGCTTGAAGACAAAAACGCACTGTCTAAAAATAACTCTGTCAGCGTAGATGTTAAAATTTTTACTCTAACTATTGGAGTGTTAAATACAACACCCCCAGCTGTATGTCTTATAATTCTGTTTGCAAGATCATTTCTGTCACCCGTTATTGTTTCTACTCTAATAGAGAAGTTTTGTTGCCAGTTACCACCAGATGCTCTTAAAACGTTTTCAAAAGGCACTCTAATACTAACTTCAGAATTAAATAAAATCCTGAACAATAATTTGAACGATAATTCACTACCCTTGGCCTGATAAAGATCTTTTATTTTTTTAACTAAAAGCCTATTGTCACCTAAAAGCCCTTGTGGTATATTTTTAGCATAAGTGTTTAAAAAATATTGTACAAAATCGTTCGTTGTTCTATCAATGTCATTATAACTTCTTGCATTCTGAATAATCTCAGAGGCACCTTGATCCTGTTCTATGAATCTATAATAAGCTTCTATGAAGGCTACAAACGTAGGAAAATCACTCTGAATAAACTCAGGTAATTGACTGCTTACAAGAGCAGATATTTTTTCTTTAATTCTACTAGTGGTCATTATTGAACTATTGGTGTCACATTTACAGTCAAGCC